GTGGCTTGTGGGCCTTCAAAGATGACATCAGCACCCAAGGCTTCTAGCACCTCAGTTGTTGTTGTCTCCCATGTAGGGCCACCATTGGCTTTTGTGTATGCACGAAACTCTGATTCGTACATAACTTGCCCGTCATTAGTTCTGATTTGCATGATGTTTCCTTATGCGATTGCCAAGAAGATGTATGTTCCACCATTTGCGTTGATAGCTGCTGGCGCTGTGCTACTAATCTCAAACCCTGCACTGTAGGTGTCAATGTAGTCAGTTGATGTAACTCCAGCGGCTGTGCTGTTAAGCAAAAGGTAGGGATCGTTACCAGCCACGATGCCACGGGCTGAGTCCCAAACGTACCAACCGCCTGTTGAGTCTGTGCGTTTGATAAGAACGAATCTTGCCCCTGCTGTAAATCCACAATCAATTTGAAGTGTTGTTCCAGTACCCGTGTAACTGCCTACTTTAGAAACACCAGCGCATGTTGCAAAGAGGTAAGCAACCATAGTCGCCCCGCTTAAATTAGTTTGATCTGCTGGGCCAACGGTAAATACGCTTGCAGTTGGTGCAGTGTCATTCCACGCTGAGGATGTCACACCAGTACCAGACGTGCTATTCAACTCCATGTATTTTGTGGCATCTAAGGGATAAACAAACCAACCATAACCAGCGGAGTTTCTTACCTTTGTAATTATCAATTGAGGTACTGCCGCTAAGTTATGGCTCACAGTTCTTGTAGAACCCGTCCCCGTATAGCAAACCTCATCAAAAAACGATGGGGCTCGTCTGAAACTCCAAAATATAGTAGGAACAGTAGCCACAAAACCCGGCATTTCAAACCCTGTATTACCCCAATTTCTAGTCACGCTTGATGCTGTGGCTTCTGCGGCTGTTGTAGTCGTATCTAGCCAAGGAGTTGAATTTGCCGTAGTAGTTGTGTTAACTCCACGCAACCTATCTACAACAACCCCTTCATTTGCTACTTGTGCGGTGCTTCGGTATAGCTGTAAATCAGGGGGAAAGTTTGTCGTTATTGCTGTTCCAGTGCTAACGTTTTGAGAGTTAGGACTAAACACACTCGTACCCAGCGTAGGCACTTTCATCGGGCCACGGCGTATGGCTATGTAGATGTGTGTTTGAGATGGATTAAACACTCCACCATTAGCATAAAAGCCAGTTGCAATTGGGAAACCGCCATTGGTGTTTACACCGCCAAAGTTTTCTGCGGCTGAAACATTTGGATATAAATCAGCAATTGAACCACCGAGAGTAGCAACACTCCAACCCCGCATTGTGTCCCAAATACGCCAATATGTAGTGCCACCCGATGATTGTTTTACCAATAACCACTGTGGCTCATATCCAAGGCTGATAGTCGCATTACCAGAGCCATCAGTAGTAAACGACCCACAGCTAATCACATTGTCCGTACCCGTCAGGCCAAAGCCCCCTGCGTCATGAGCGAAGATGTATGCGATATAAGTTTTTCCAGATTCGTTAACAGTGGCATCAGTGCCAAGGCTAAAAACAGAAGATGTTGGTGTTGTGCTGTTCCACCAAGTTGCGCCTGTAGCTACTGCGGCTGTGTCGTTAAGAACCAAGTATTGAGTATTAGCTAAACTTCTATGGTAAACCGCCCACGCACCGAGGGGAGTACCAGTACTTGTTTTTTTAACTAATATACAAGCTGGTACTGAGCCTAGTGAATGGGAAATAGTGCGGTTAGCTCCATCCCCTGTCCACGTTTGAATGTCAAAAAATTTAGGCTGCTTGCGGAATGTCCATGAGGCGTATTTATAAGTAGAACCATTAACAGTATCATCGCCAGCATCATTATTTCCTAATGAAAAACCAGTTGAATTAAAAGCAGTTAACGATGTTGCATCAGTTGCAGATCCTGCCGTTCCATTGCTTGCAAGATATTTAGTAGCTCCCCTTGCTGTATCAAATAAACGCTGGCTTGCTACTGCTGACCTGTTTTTAATCCAAACCAACCCACCTTTAGTAGACAAGTCAATATTATTGGTGATTGTTAAATTTGCGCCTGTACCCGTATAAAGGTAAGTCGAGAACACTTCTTCAATGTAATTAGCAGCAGTAGCCGCCTGTGCAAACTCACCAAAGCCTTGAGCAGATGCCGCACCTCTAGTTTGAACTAATGGCATGGTTGTCCTTTAAGCAAATTTGGTTTGTGAAGTAAACACAGTAAATGCCGCGTTACCCGTTTTGATAATCGTGTACATATACACATCTATTGAACTTGCGTTACCAGAAGCATATGCTGTGCCACCTTGATACTTGGGCGTTACAGAACTTCCATCAACTTGCACAGCAGAGTTGTAGTAAGCAGTAGAGCCTTGAGTCACCAAGAAAGCCACAGTCATTGACTGACCTGTACTCATCAAAGTATTCAACGATGTACCGCTAGATCCACGGAAGTTCACTGTCCAGTTAGCACTTGCGTTGCTGGTGTAGTACAAGACTGACTGTGTAGTAATGTCGTAGTTAATCGTGCCAGTAGCCGCTGTTGCAGATACTGTTGCTACCTCTGCCGCATCATTCAGGACAATCGCTGTTGCTGACGATGTTCCTGAGAATGTCTGTGTAGCTGTAAAAGTTTGCGCTGTGTTAGTAGTTGCTATGTTCGCGTTGTACGCTTGCACATCGGTGCCAATAGCAAGGCCAAGGAATGACCTAGCACCAGAGCCGCCAGCACCCAATGTGGTGAGGTCAGCGTCATAGGCTTGCACATTAGTACCAATTGCCAGCCCCAAGTTTGTTCGCGCAGATGAAGTGCTGGATACGTCTGACAAGTTGTTGGCTGCCGCCAGGTAACCTGATCCAGACACATACGCTGCAACCCATGCGCTACCTGTCCAAAGCTGCATTGCACCAGACACGCTGTTGAAGTACAAAGCGCCAGCAACCAGGGCGTTGCCGTCATTGTCTACAGTCGGATTGCTTGTCTTTGCACCAAGGTAACGGTCATCAAAGCTGTCGTATGCAGCCAAGGTTGCATCCCTTGCAGACTCTGCTGCAGTCTGTGCTGATGCTGCGCTTGTTGCGCTACCAGCTGCGGCGGTGGCTGAAGTAGATGCATTGCTTGCCTGTGTGCTTGCAGTAGTAGCGCTACCCGAAGCAGCTGTCGCAGAGTTGGCCGCATTGGTGGCAGAGGTTGAGGCACCCGAAGCAGATGTGCTTGCATTGCTCGCTGAAGTACTTGCATTGCTAGCTGATGTACTGGCAGCGCTGGCACTGCTTGATGCGCTTGATGCACTTGCTGCAGCTGCTGTAGCGCTGGTGCCAGCATTGGTTGCTTGGGTGCTGGCTGTTGTAGCAGATCCAGAGGCTGCAGTGGCAGAGGTACTGGCATTGCTGGCCGAGGTTGAAGCGTTGCTTGCCTGGGTGCTTGCTGTACTGGCTGAACCAGATGCAGCGGTTGCCGAGGTAGATGCCGCAGAGGCGCTAGTAGAAGCAGCCGAAGCAGATGCCGCTGCATTTGTGGCGCTTGTTGATGCCGCCGCTGCGTCAACCAACAAAGTGAACTTTGCCGCATCAGCATTGGTGCCAATCGGCAATGATCCGCTAGATGTGTGCTGCGTAATAACTTGCCAGATGTTGTTGTTTGTTGTGTCTTTGACAATGTCTCGGACGTAGTACAGCGTTCCGCTTGCCCAGTTGCCGCGGTTAGTGCCCAAGGTGTCAGCAATAGCAGGGTTACCGTTGGCATCAAATCCAAGCGCTTTGTTAGCACGCAGACTGGCCCGTGGCAAAGTCATGTTGATTGAGGTTGGATCGGTCTGCGGTGCGCTCAAGGCGCGTTGCAACCCTTCAGCATTCTGTTGGGCAAAGATGGTCTGCTGATCCATCTCATCATTGACCGTGTTGGCAAAGAAGTCGCCGCCGGTCACAAAGTCTGTGGTTCGCTGGATTGTGCGGTTGCCCACAATGGCAATTTGCGTGGCACCAGTAGGGGTGGCTACCAGGGTAATTGAGCCAGTCCCGTTTGAGGCAATCGTTACCGAATAGTCTGTTGTGAGAGTGAGGAGTGTGTCATCCCGAAAAACAGCGATGTCAGTGTTCGCCAGAATCTCAAAGGTAAAAGCATACGGGCCAGTACCACTAGCCGAATATACGACTCTTCGCGTTACGTTTGAAATTGGAATCGGCATAACTTAATCCTTCCTATTGGAAATTGTACTTTTTTTCTAGGGTTTGTAATAGAGGCCATTGGCTTTTCTCAGTTCTTCTAATTCAAAGATTCTTGCTTGCAACCCAGGATCTTCTTGCTTTAGCTGATTTTGAGCCGCTTGCATGTATTTACTGTGAACAGACTGAACAGTTCTTTGCTGGTCATCCAGCGACAAAATGGTGAATCCTGGTGAAAGCATGACATCTAGGATGGCTTGCTTAGCTGGCAGCTCTTTGCCGTAAATAAACAATAGCCGGTTGTATTGCTCAGCATTCATCTCGACACCGTCAATTTTCTTGTCTGGCATTCCAACGGGTGAGCCAATGCGCACCAGGGCATCATCCACCATGCTGAACTGGGCGGGGCTTACACGGGTAGGCAGTATCAGTTCCATAGGGTTGCCGCGTGAAGTCAGGACCGTGTCACCCCAAAGGTTCAATGCTTCTGGCAGGTCCGAGTTAAAGTAGGGCAGGCGTGACTTGTACTTGTTAAACGCTTCAACAAACCCGCGTACACCCATTGGCAACTCAGGATCTGCTCTTGTATCTTTCCTAGTGGGATCTGATAGGCGAGATATACCGGCCACCAGTGAACTGTAGACACCAGCTGGTGAGCCGCCAATAACAAAGCCACCAAACTGTTTGACCAGGCCGTCAACAATCTTCTTGCCGTCAACAGCGCCTTGCTGGCTGGTGCCGATCAGTTTGGCCACATCAGCCACACCTTGAAGGTAAGGCTGCTCTTTGATGTATTCGTACAGGCCATAGGTGGCACCCAAGAACACCTCTTCCACTTTGCTGGCATCGGGCTCATGCTTGGCATACTCAGCGTAGTCGGCAGCAATGGCCATCAGGGCAGAGACTGGCTCCATGCCCTGGTAACTGTAGTAACTGTCGCCAACCTTGATGGAGTAGGGCTGCCATCCATCCCGCATGAGAGCTTCACGATCTGCTTTGCGCTCTGGGCCGCGACCAGTAATCTGGCCTTCAGCAGACAGCGCGGCAAAGGTGGCCAAGAAGGCCGAGCCCAAAGTGACTTTGGCCATGGCCATATCGCGGTAGATACCACCTTTAGCCACCTCTTCACGCCACTGTGAAGACAGCGGTGCAAACGGTGTGCGCTCAAGCACTTGCAAGCCAATGTTGGCCGGAGTCTTGAAGAACGGCACTATTACCTTGAGCGCTGGATGGCTAAACACTTGTTGCAAGTTTTTCAATGCAGGTGGTAGCTCAGCCGTAAAGGTACCCTTTTGCGCAAACAGCATGGCTGCTTCATCTAGATCGCGGGGCGGGTTCTGGAACAAGCCTTCAATCTCAAGGGAGGCCTTGGCCATAGCGTCAGTCTCGGACAATCCAGCCTCGACACCTTCTCGGTAGACAGTCTTTCCCCGGCGAGTGATCTGGGTGTTCAGTTCCATGCGGTACAGCACACCCTTAAAGAACTCATCCTCGGTCAACAGGGCTCGACCAGGCAGGGTCACCGCCGTGCCGTAAAAGTCAATAGCTTTGGCAAACCACTTGTCTTGCTCAATACCAAATGAGCCAGAGCTGATTGATGGCGCGTAATTTCCACGCTGCATCTCAATCTTGCTCATTAAGTCACTGGGGGCGTTGTTCTTCCAGGCAGTGCTGGCCAGCTGCATACCCTCAACAATGCCATTGCGCAGGGACTGAACCATGGTCAGCGCCTCGTCCATGCCAATCTTCTCAGCCTCAGAGCCTGGCACCAAAGACTTCCAGCTGCGCACACCTGTTGGCAGCATATTGCTGTACAAAGAAGCCACCATGCGCTCTGGAATTTGATACAAACCAAACATTGTGTTTGAGACAATGTTCTTGGCATGCGACACGCCTGATGACAAGAGCCCGTTAATGTAGGTGGTAAACCAGACATCCTTTACACCCGACATCATTGACTTCTCAACCATGGCATTCTGTGCAGCGCGAGACTCAAGCGACAAGTAGCTACGCGCCATGTCTTGCAGTGCGCCGTCCCCGCCGTACTCGTCCAGCACTTGGCGAATGACTTGAGCATTGCCATCGCGTGGAATACGAAACACAGCCAAGGCACGGGCCGTTTCGGTCTGGACTCCCTTGACACCTTTTTGGATCAAGCCATGCAGCGCAATTTGTTGACGAAGCATGAGCTTGTCAGAGTCAGTGGCCGTGCCGGTGTTAACCAGCTTGAACAGCTTGTCCAACTCATTGGCGCTGGACTCAAGCACCTCAAGCGCCTTGTAGGTTTCTACAGCGTTGGCCATCATCTTGCCGTCACTGCCGATCAGCCTAGTCAAGAATGATTCGCCAATGCCTGACTCTGCAGCCTTGGCTTTGATCTCGTCAAAGGTTACAGCCTTGGTCCGAATGTTGAGGGCATCAGCCACGCCACCCACAATGGCCGCAGCATCCTCGGTCTGGTAGCGGGAAAGGTTGAATGGCTCATCAGGCTTGCCACCAGGCTTACCCTGAGTAATGCCAAATGTCTGCCTGCGGCTGGCGGCACGGGCGATTTCATCAGTAAGGACTTGGTCAGCCTCTGGGATCAGCTTATACCGGCCAGCCTTGGCAGCGTCTGGCAGTTCACCTGGTAATGCACGGGCAGCTTCTGGCACCAGGTTGCGCTCGGCCTTAGTGGCTTGCCGGGTGATTAGCTTGCGCAGTGCAGCATCGACAGGCCCAGCAATTTGAACGCCTTCATCCATGGATGGCGTACCAGGATCGGCAGTCAATGGCATCTCGGTGCCACCCTCTTGGGCAGCTCCTGGCATTGGCTCTAGGTTGCTTGGGTCAGCTGGCGCTGCAGCTGGTGCCGCAGTTGGCAGGATGCTGTTTAGGCGTTGATCAAGAGGTTGAATGGCCATCACTTAGCTCCAGACGTTGGAGCGCGACGGGCCCCAGTTACTTGTTTGCTTGTTCCTGAGTCTTCTTGATTGAGCCTGTCAGATATAAGCCCTCTAGACTTTGACCTGACTTTTCTGCTTGTATTTGGTTGCGCAACATTTGCACTAGGGGGTCTTGCTCCCCCTTGCGCTGGATTAGCCTGTCCAGTTGTTCTTGCAAGGTACTCATCGTAATCACCCCTAAAGTAGACCTTAGTGTCGTAGAAAACCAATCGGGCATCCGATACGTTGCCCTCTTTAATTATATCGCCAACAATGTCTTGGAACAAATCTTCTTTTTCCTGCATGATTTTGGTTTGATCAGCCGCGTTGTACGCATCATCAAACTCAGGAATGTACTGAAAACGTAGTCCATTTAAGCCTGCGGTTTCAGCTCCACCTGCGCGAGCCTGTATATTGACGCGGTCACTAAATCGCATGTCTGTTACATAGGTAAAGCCATCAACGCCATACTGGCGCAGCTTTTCTGTGACTACAGCCATTTGATCTGCGGTCATCTTTTGCTTAAAATAGATTTCAACGCCGGGTCTTGCATTTGGATTTGCGCCGTCTTGGACTACTTTAGAAATGAAGACAGCATCTTGGTCGTAGTTCTTGCCTTGCTCAACCAATCGACGCTCAAGTGGCGCTGGGTCAAAGTCTTGTCGTGTCACAAACTCAGCATTTAAGGCTCGCTCGGTCTGACCCATAAATGATCCATAAGTGTTGGACAAGTTGTAGGCTGGAACACTTGGGTTATTGCGAACAACGTCATCAAATTCAGCGGCCAGCTCGGCCTGCGCATAGTTGCTCATTGGCTTGTCTGGACGCTCTCCAGAAACACCAAGAGTGTAACGATCAACGCTGGCCTTGGATCCCAAAAGCTCTTGCCGCATAGCCTCTTTGTTTGCAAGGTCTTGTTCTCGCAATGGGTTGGCACGATACTCATAAGCCTGCTCGCCCATTTCCAATTCGCCCTTGCGCCGGGCTGGCCCTTGAAATGACTTGTTGATTCCTTTTCTTAAATCACTGATGCGGCTTTGATCAGCAGCGCCTGCCAATGACATTTCGTAATCAAGCGACCCGCCTTCACCGGCTTTTGTTGTCCAGCCGTTGTTTGTCCATTTTTCTTTTTCAATAAACCATGCAACTGCTTGCAAGTCGTCTGGCCCAAGGTCACCAATGTCCGGGGCAATATTTTTAATAATTCCGCTTTTGTTTATTTCGTCAGCCGCTTCTCTAAATGCGTCTTGGCCAAAGCCAAATTCACCACTTACTTTTGGCTCAAATAATGTTGATCCTTTTTGATGGGCACCACCAACACCTTTTTCTGCTGGTGGAGGTATTCTTGGCAAATCAGCCAATCTGCGCAACATGCGAGCGGCCCAAACATCAATGGTGGCCTCATTAGTCAAGCCAATTAAATTCCCTGTAAAGTTTGGAGTCTTTGGAGAATCTCCAGCTTTAATTGCACGGAACATGTCTAGCAAAGCGCCCATGGTTGCCGGGCTATTTGTATTAAACAATTTACCAGCATCACTTTTAATTAATTCAAAATCACCAGCTTTATCCAAAGCGCTTAAAGTTTCGGGATCTACTGGCTGCCCTTTAGCAACTCTTGCTTCATAAGCCGCCAGCGTTTTATCGTAATCACCACGGCTAAATTTTGTAAGAACCGTCACTGCGTTTTTAAAGTTTTGACGAACATCTGTTTGCGCCGAGGTTGTACCTAAGACATCCGCAAAAACATCACCAAGGCCACCAAATTCTGCGCGTAACCTATCACGCATGGCTCGATACCAACTAGCTTCTGCCAAAATATCTAAAGCTGCTTTATCGCCAGCAGCGGCACGGTCAACAACGGTCTGCACCTCATCCAAAATCCGCGATGACATTGTGGCTTGCCATGCTTCTTCTGGTACACCTTCTGGCGGCGTGTGAAAATCGTAGGCAATAGCCTTGGGCTCAACTTCAACTTTTACATATTTGCCTGCTTTGTCAAATTTTGGAACTACTTTATTTATTTCAATTGGGGCCCATCCATCTGCTTCAGCAAAATTTGTTTTCATGTCTGTTGCAATAGCAGTAGCCTCATTGCGTATGTCTTTTTTGCGACCGGCACCAGTACTAATTACAGCCTTCTCTTGCCGTGTAAGTTGAATTGGCGTTGGAGTTCCAGTAGGAATACCGTCAACAGCTTGGATACTTAGACCAACAGGCAAATTCTTTGGAAGTAGTTTTGCGGCCTTCACAGTGCCAACAGCGCCCGGCACCATACCCAATACAGCCCCACCAGCTTGCAGCGCAGCAGTGCCATAGTCGCCACGTTTGGCAGACTCAATTGATTCACCGCCCATGATGGCGGCTTCTTCGGTTTGTAGCGCTGTACCCAAGAACGGCACAAAGTCAGCTAAACCTATGTTCAATGGCAGGTTACTACTACCGCCGCCAATCAGGGTCTCCGCGTTTTGACGGGCCTTGTAGCGATTCATTCCCATACCTTCAAAGCTGGACTGCAGCAAGCTAGCCAAGCGCTCGCGCACGGTTGGATCGTATGGCCCAATGGTGTCAGGGTAGCGGCCACTGTATGCCTGCTCTGGCAAACCACGCGAGCCAACCTCGGCCAGCATCACATCCCCAGGCTGTCTGCCAGGCATGGACTGCTCTGGCATGTCAGCCGACACCGGCTCAACCGGCGCATCAGGAAACTGAATAGCAGTTAAGGCCGATAGGTACTTGTCTTCAATTGAGCTGTAAGCCATTATGGATTTCCTTCTGCTTGGTCAAGAAGTCGCTTAATTGCTTTAATCTCATTTGCATTTAATTTCTTACTACCCTCAAGGGCAGGCAATGTCTCGCGTGTAATCTTGCCGCCAGCCTTCTTTTCCCACACAGTCTCAAGTGTGCGCCGCGCAGCCTTTGCGCCTTCAGTATTGCGAGTTGCTTCCAGTTGAGTTTCGATTTGTTGCAGCACCATGCGAGGGGTCAAGACCTTTCCATCAATAAGCCCTTGTGATTGAATTTGCTGAGCAGTAGCTCGCAAACGCTGCAACTGCGCAAACTCTGTTCCCTTTGGATCAAGGACAGTGACAGAGCCTGGCATGGTGGGGATACCGGCCAGCTTGGCCAAGCCACGATCAAGATCACCCTGGTCGCGGCGATCTTCTGAGTTAAGAAGCTTTAATGCGCCAATCGCTTGCTTGCCATTGATACCCTTACCAACCAAGCTCCAGATCTGTTGAGGGTTGTTAATGGTGCCGTTGTAGATGCCATTCAGCAAATTAAACTCAACGGCAGGGTTGCCTTCCTTGTTTGGCTCAAGCAAATCTTTGAGTGTGCCAATGGGTACGGCACCAGCTGGCAAAGCAGTCAGATCTTTGATTAACTGGTTGCGCTTGGCATTGCCTTCGGGCAGCACAAATATCTTTTCCAGCAGATCAATACCTGCTTGTTCATTGACACGCTTGTCAGCTGCAATCTTTGTATTGAGTGCAGAATTTTGCGCATTGACAGCCACCATGAAGTTGGCTGAAACCTTTTCTATTGAGGCATAGTCGCTCAACAACATACCCTTAACCACATCAGACATCTTGCCGACATTGCCAATTTGTATGTTCTTTAAGGTGGCCTCAGTGTCAGCCATTGCGACATTATCAGTGACTAGAAACTTGGTTACCGCATTGATCTTGGCGCTCTTTAAAGCAACCTCAAACTTGTCGCTGTATTGTTTTTGAACTTGAATGTCGCCTAGCAACAGTGAGTTGTTTGTAATCGTTGAGCGATATACATCGGCCAGATCCTCAATGCTGCGTTTTTGCTGGGTTCTTGGATCGATCCAAAAACCTTGTGACACAGCTGCCTCAAGCAAGCTTATGTTGTTGTCAAAATCAACGTCAAACTTAACCAAGCGGTTAGCCTTCTCGCGCTTCATCTCAAACTCAGCTGCTTTGGCCAGCACTGTATTACCCATGGTGGCGCTTGAAGCGCGAAATTTAAGGGATGCCTCTGGATCAACTTGTGCAAGGCTGCGGCTAAAGCCATCCATCATTGTGTTGAGCTTGTTTTGTACTTGCTCAGTGTTAGTTTTTCCAAGCTCAACCTCAGTCAACATTTTTGTCATCTGGCTGCGAGCTTCCATCTCAAATACGCCTGACAACTCAAATGAGCGTGCCTTGCGCACCGCCTGGTCATACACACTAAACGTGCCGCCCAGCTTGAGCGGCGCAACATTACCAGACTTTGCAGCCAGCATCTGCTCATCACTTATTGGGTTGTCTGCCACATACTGCAAGCCAGCGTCATTGGCCGCAGTCTTTGCAATGCCAAAAAGCTGAACACTAAGTCGGTCTAGGGTCTGGGCCACAGTGCCTTGGTATTGAGCCCCAGCCTTTAAGCCCACATAATCAACTTGAGTTGGGTTGACAGTTGGCAACACAGCACCAGGAATGCCTGCCGCCTCGACTCTGCCTGATTGGATAAGTGGTAGGTCTGCCATGATTTTTTATGCAAATGGGTTTTTAACAGTCGACGCAAAGTCAAGTACGCCCTTCGTCAAGGCGGCACCAGCCAACAAACCACCACTCTTGACACCAAAATCTCCAGCCAAGCGCATCTGGTTGGCTTGCGCCTCGGCAGCGCTCATGGTCAGGTCTGCTTGTTCTTTAGATGCCAGGATCATTGCGCCAGCGTCTTCAAAACCCAAGATGCGAGCAGTCAAGGCATTAAGGTTTGACATACCGACATCTCGGTATACAGCACCTACATTTGCAGCCTGCACACTAGCCGCTGATCCTTCGTTGTACACAATGCCATTGGCTGCAGCACGGGCTCGCACTGCTGCGTTGGCTTGCTCTAAACCACGAAGTAATGTATTACCTTGAATGGTGTAATTTAAGGCCTGTCTCTCAGCCGATAAGAGTTTTCTTCCGGCTTGAATTGATGCATATTTCTGGTCTTGATCTGTACGAATTTGGGCAAACCGCAAAGTATCAATTGCTTGTACTTCATACAAACCTTGCTGATAAATGGCTGCAGTCTTTTGTGCACCAGCTGCAGTGATTGCCGTTGCAAGTCCAAGATAGGGAGCCGCTGTGTTGGCGCTACTTTGGAATATGTCAAACCCAGTTTTTGCTAAATCAGTAAAGTCGGTAAAAGTAAAGTCAGCCATTAAGTTCCCCCAGTCACAGCAATCTTGTACTCAAGACCCAACAAGGTCATCTTGAGCGGCAAGCTCTGTGATATTTCAATGCTCGCCTCGCGGCTGTAGCCAAGCACTCCATTGACTCGCTTGCTACCAGTGAATGTTGGCTCTGGCAAATTAAGCAATGGGTTGTCAAATGTGCGAAATGGCACAGGGTTTTGATTCAATGCTAGGTGCTGGGTGTTGTCCACTAGCGCAGTGATCTCGACAATACGCTTCTTGAACCCTATGCGAGTTCCTGTCTGCAGCTTGATCTCAGAAGGCATGGTCTTGGCAAAGACCGTGAACGGCAGGCCGACCTCGTAGCTGGTAGTTGACTCTCGGTCAAACGTAACGGCACCACCAGAGCTGACAGTCTCATTTCCCTGCGGCACACCATCGCAAATCACATTGAGAGACTTGCCAATGTGGGGCAATCCAGATCCGACACCGCCTGCTGAGCCACCAATAAATGCGCAATCAGTAAAGCGATCAAAGCTGAACAGCTCAATAAAGTAGCGGTCTACGCTGTTGAATGTGCGCTTGACCACCGTATAAATGTCGGTCACATCTACGCTGACATCTTTGAACAATCCATCGGTAATAAACTCGGATGGCGCAGTGATCTGCTGTGAACGCATGATACTGAACGCAGCAATTGTGCCGTCAGTGTCATTGACCATCATAAGCAGGTCGCCCTCATCTGTGCTGGTCGCACGGCGTAAAGACATCCTAGTCGGAGCCTTGAGCAGATGGCCAGACAGCAAAGAGATACGCTGCGTCACATACGTCAGCTGGGTGTCAGAGAACAGGAACTCGTTGATTGACTTGCCTTGGCGCTGTATGTAGACCGTGCCAGACTCAAGAGACTGCACACGGGTGCCAGGCTTAATGCCATTACGGCTCACGCCCTTAAAGGTAAAGGTCAATGGCGTGATTGGATCAGTACCTGACTGAGGCACATAGAACTCAGCGCCTGTAGTGAACACTTGCAAGTCACGGCCAGAGATCATGTCTACGATCACATTAAGTGAGCTGGTGTCTAGCGTTGCCTCAACAGCGTCATCATCAAATGCCTCGGTCGGCATGAACTCATCAAAGATGCCGATCTTGCTGCCCCAGATGGTGGACGGGCGAGACTTGGAGCCACCAAAGTACAGACGGCCCTCATGGAAAGTCACCGTGCGTGGCCAGCCCTTGCCGCTGCTCCACACATCTTCGTAGCCTGATTCAATCTCCCAGCTGCCCTGGGCAATGTTGCTGGTGTCAAAGAATGGATACTCAGTGACGGCTTTGACTGAGGTTACAGTTAAGTACTGAATGATCCGCGCCCGGCCTTGTGGATATGCATTGACGTATTGGCCAACACTACCCGCGCTAAATGCTGAGTTTTGCGATGTAAGCGTCACGTTGCCAGCTACCGCGCTGGGCGTTAAGTGGCCAGCCGTTGGTGTTGTAGTTGTCAGCGTAAACGCATACTTAGGAATGTTGGAAAAGGTAACGGTGCTGATGGTCCAAGTAGCGTCTGTGCCGCCCCGCACCAGCTTTACAGGTGCCAAGTCAGGGTGGACTATAAACATGGTGTCTGCAGACTGTGTCCAGTTGAGCTGGCTCAGCATTGAGCTTGTGATTGTGGTGGTCAGGTATGCATTGGCACCACCGTTGATGGCTGTAATTTGTACGCCATCTTTAATAACGTGCATGCGGTTGTGTGTAAAGCACAACATGTAGCTGTCATCCACAGAGAACTCAAACGGCACCAAACGCACACCATTGCCAGCAGACTCGGTACTGGTGTTTGGCAGCTCAATAATGTGCTTGAGGCCAGGCCGTCTGCGTATGCCCCCCTGCGGCTGCACCACCACATTGGTGGCCTTGGCTAGTGCGTTGTTGTATTGAGCCAAGTCAATGCGAGACCTCAACAAGGGGTCAAGTTCGCCCGTGCTGAAGTTCGTTTGAATGTCAACAAAGCGTGGCATCAGCCCCTCACTGCAATTAAACTGAAGTCTTCAATTACTCTGGTTGGTGTGCCTTGGCCATCTATATTCATTGCTGTGCGCATAAAACCACCACGGCCATTTTCGGCAGGCCCACCCACAGCGACACCTTGCCAGTATTGGGCACGGTCACTTTGTTCTGTGATCGGCATGGCTAGGTGCCAAGACATCATGTATTTAAGGAGCTGCACAAAGTATTGCGGCATTGCAAACTCGCCAAGGCTGTACTGGTAGTCCAGATAAACAGCAGGCAGGTTTGTCAATAGCTTGTCGCCCTGTATTTCCCAGTCTTTGTTGGGGTAGGCGTTTTGTGATGCGGTTGCATAGGCAGCTCTTACGGTGCCAAGCCGGTCACCTGGCAGCTGATACTCATAGCGCCAGACAGAATTTGGAGTGGTGATCAGCTTAGCCAACTGCACCTTCTTTGTATTAAATGTCCACGGGTAGGTAGTCAATACCGAATCGCGAATGTCGGGGTACAGGCGGTCGCATACGCTGGCCGCATCAGTTCCATCATTAAAAGATGTGATGGCTTTGGCACCCAGCATTAGCAGGGCATCAGAGCAGATTGAAACTCCAGTATCACCAGCAGCCATGTAAACCTCTCAATGTGAGAAAGGCCAACCTCCGCTTTGGCAGAAGTTGGCCTCTTTACAGCAGACCCGAATTAATCGGTATCAGTTGCAGTAACTGTCACGCCGTCAGTGATGTCAACCACGCCAGAGGCGTTGCTGTTCACATAAGCAGTAGACATTACTGGAGTGCCACCCGTTGCGGAGTAGCAGAAAATCAAATCACCAACCTTGAGAATTGATGAAATTGAGTTGAAATACCCAGAAACGCGGATCACACTTTGTGCGTCAGTGCTGGTGTAGGTATAAATTGCAGGCGCATTGCCAGCCTTTGATTGGCCACCAATTGCGTTAAAGCCAGTGCTTGAAAATGCCATGTCAGTCTCCTAGATTAAGTTTCACGGCAGGTAATCTTGACGATACCTTCATCGTCAATGGCGATAGCGCCAGCACTGAAAACCTCGTTCACCAACCAAGAGGTCTTCTCGGCGATGTAGTTGATCTCAGTACGCATGGCAATACCTTCACCGTAGCCAACTGCATCCTTGTGGAATGCATAGCATGTGCGGTCAAGAGAACCGTCGATTGGCAAGCCACCTTCAGAGCGGTCACCCAACACATGGAATGTGAATCCCAAGTAGGTGTTGATCTCGCCTTGCACCAACGCTTTAACGCTGTTGAAGTCGGAGCTGGTCACGCTAGTCTCAGACAGCAAGTTGGCTAAGCCATTTGCGTGAATGATGATGTTGCGGCCATCAGGCGGCACATTGCCTTTGTCCAACAGACGTTTTGCTTCGCGCAGCTTGGCAATGTTCATGTTGGTTGTTGCTCCACCAATGCTGTTGGCAACGGTCAAGCTGGTGCTGGAGCCAGACAAGGCATCCAAAATCATTTGGTCTTGACGGCGACCCATAGCGCCAGCAACAACTTGCACCAATTCTTGGCGCTCGTCGAAGTTGACTTTGGCTTGCGAGAAAATGTCGCTGTACTCTGCAGCGTTGTAGTCAGCCAATGTCAAAGTGACAGTGCTGAAGCCAACATTCAGAGGGGTGACATCAGTTTGGGGGACGCGAACAGTGGCAACGCCACGGCCCACTTTGGGGAACTTAACAGTTGAACCTTCGACTCCACGACGCTGGCGAACCGCCGGAACCAACATTGCCTTACCTTGGTAGGCTTGTTTGACTTCCGCGTCGAAGAGAGTAACGAAGGCATTGCTTAAAGAAATGCTCATTTGGATACCTCATTCGGTTGTTGAATAAAACAGGGTTCTCGCGCCGGTAAGCCTGATAGTCAGGGCCGATTGCTTGCTGGTAGCGCCAGCCAATCGTCAGCATCCGCTGCGGTAAGGGCCAGTTGCCTGGTATGCCTTAGTTCCGATTGTATTGCTTTTTGTACAAAATGCAAATAGGGCTCACAAATAAAAAAAGACCCAGCCGAAGCTGGGTCAAATGGCAACAAAAATCAACCGCTAGAAAACAACTAGGCAATGTGTTGTTGAAACATACGCTCCACCTTTTGGCGGTAAGCCACATCGGTTTTGTACTTGGGGTCATTGACCATTTGGTACAGCTCTTCCTTGCTGGGAGCGCCTTCCATCGGTGAAACTTCAATTGGCAACCGGCCTTCATAGGCAGAGCGCACCTTCATTAAAGCGCCTAATCCACGGGCTGTACCCCCCATAATTTTAAATTCCTCGAAATCATCTTTTGACCAGACTCCCTTGTTGACCAAACCGCGAGCCCAGTCCACCATACCGTTGACCACAGCGTTGGCGTTGGGTCCAAGAGACTTCATTTCGGCTTGGGTATCGATAACTGGCCCGGCCATTACATCAGCCATTTGATTGACGTTTTGCGCTAACTCATCAAAGGCTACCTGGCTAATGCCGTACTTCTGAGCCCAATCAACATATGTTTTGGCAAGAGAGTCATTGTCAACGTCTTGGGTTTTGAACACGCTGGTGTCGTACTTGCCGCCCTCTGGGGCCTTGTGCTTGCCCTGGCTAACCACTTTACGCA